CTAAACCTCAAAGTTCATTACCATCACTACCACCAACAAATACTGTTGCCGGACAACAATATGGTTCCAACAGACCTGATGGCAGAAAACATGCTGGTGTTGACTTTGATATTAGTGGAAATGAAACATTCTATTCAAGAATTGGTGGAGAAGTTATAGGCGTTTACTCTGATCCTGGTGGATATGGAAATTATGTTGATATCTATAATAAACAACTTGGAGTTACAGAAAGAATTGCAGAAGGAGCAGTTGTTTTAGTTTCTGTCGGAGATATTGTTCAATCGGGAAAAGCAATTGTACGTGGAGAATCTGAAACTGGTGTAATCCATTATGAAATAAGAAAAGGTAAGTCTGGGTCTGAGGGTGATTTTAGTGGAACATTGAATCCAATAAACTACTTAAACAGTCTTCCTAAAAAGCAAGCAAGCATTTCCAAACCAACTACACCAAATATTGCAACAGGTATTGATGAACAAGCATCATATGAAGGTGATGGATATCAGATTGCATTGCTTCCTATCAAACAAATAGTTCAAACACCAGTTCCTATGGGTGGCGGCGGTGGTGGTGGAACAATAGTAGTAAATAGTAATTCAAATATATTTGCACCCGCACTTACCTAGGTTAATATGACATTTACAAAAGCAGCGGAGTCTGGTAATATCACCAGATTTGAAATATATCCTAACTTATTTGAAAGCGAATCTGTTGACGAAAAAAATAAAAAGAAACCAACTTCTTTACTAGGCGGTGCTGTTGAGTTATATTATTATGAAAGTATCTTTGAAAATAGTGTAAAGATAACTACACAGATTGTTGATACTGGAAATGCTCTGCCAGCAGATGATGGAACTGGTGGACTTGTAGAACTACTTGATGGTCTTAAAGTTGGTGGCGGAGAAAAAATATTCTTGGACTTTGAAGATAATCAAGGAACAAAATTAAAGTTCTCTGAAGAAAATGCATTATACTTAAATCAACTTCGTAATACAACAAACGATTATTCAAAAGGTAAGACATTTACAATTGATGCATCATCAAAAGAGTTTTTTGATAATGAACTAACTCGTGTTGAAGAGAGATATGACGGAAAGATATCAGAGTCTGTTAAAAAAATTATGAAGGAAGTTATAAAAACTCCAAAGAACTTAGATGGTATTGAAGATACTATTAATAGCTATAATTTTATTGGTACAATTAAAAAACCATTTTGGACTATCACTTGGTTGGCTAAAAAATCTGTTCCAAAGAACAAAGGAAAGTCTGCTGGTTATCTTTTCTTTGAAACTTATGATGGTTTCAAATATAAATCTTTAGATACATTATTTGGTCAAAAACCAAAGAAAAAATATATTTACAATAACACTGCAAAAGTTCCAAATGGATATGATGGAAAAATAATAAATCCTCCTGTCATGAGCACAAACATTCACTTACAACCTAAATTGATGATGGGTACTTATAATACTGAACACAAGCAGTTTGACTTTTATAAGAGTAAGTTTGAACTAAAACCATTTGACTTTCATAAGCAAGAGGAAGGTATTAAAACTGCTGGCAGAGATTTTGAATTCGTGAATAGTGAGTTTACAAGTAAACCATCAAGAATTACTTACAATATATCTGATGTTGGCGGGTTGCCTGTTGGCGTTACTTTGAGTAAACAGTTAGAAAGATCTAAAGAAGTTAATTTAGAAAGACAAAGTATTACTAATCAGGCAAATATGCGCTACAATCAACTTGGTACTATTCAAGTTCAGGTAATGCTCGTCGGAGATTTCTCCCTTCGTGCTGGTGATGTTATAGAATGTGATTTTCCAGAACTCTCTTCTAAACCAAATCAAGAATCTAGCAAGAAAATGAGTGGCATATATATGATAGCAGATGTATGCCATCGTATTACCACCCAAAATACTCTCACATCAATTAATTTGATAAGAGATTCTTACGGTCGAAAAACCAACGCATAACGAACTATGACAGATAAATCAATTCAACAACATATTAATGATGATAAAACTGAACTGGATAGTCCCAATTTAAGTCCGCAACGTAGGCGTCATATTGAATCAGAACTTGGCGAACTTGAGCAATATCAAGGAAATCATCCAAACGAAGACCACGATCCCACTCCACTTGAAATGTATTGCGACACCCATCCTGATGCTGATGAGTGTAGAATTTATGAGGATTAATAATGTCTGAAGCAACATCCACTGGATTTAATCCTGAATATATTGGTGTCCTTCCACGTTGGTTTGGAAGGATAGTTTCTAGTAAAACTTGGCAAGATAACATTGTCCCCTATACTTTTTCCGACCCTAATGAAATAAAGGGTTGGGGATTTAGATATAAAGTTAGAATCTTTAGTTGGAACACTGGAGATCCTGGAGTTGTTCCTGATGAAAAACTTCATACTGCAAATGTTATCTTGCCAGTGACAGCAGGATCTGGTCACGGTGGATATTTTGAAACGCCTTCAATTGCAGCAGGAAGTATTGTAACTGGATTTTTTCTTGATGGTGAAGGTGGTCAAGAACCTTATATTGATGGCATTCTTGCAAATGCAAATGATAAAGTTCCTAAAAAGCAAGGAACCGGACCTATTGCAGGATATCAGCAATTCAATGATACATATGGTCCTAAAGCAAAAGTTCCCGACTTTTTAAAAGAACCTAATACACAACCAATACATAAAGGGGATGAAACCAGTCATCGAGATAACACAGCGTCAAGGGAAGATCAAGAAGATAAAGATGTAAGAACTCCATTAGCATCAACACGAAAGTGTAAGAAGAATAACTCTGAAATGAAGGGTATTCAACTTACTATCAAGAATATGATTAATGAGGTTGAAAAGGCAAAGAAGAAATTAACGAAAGCACAAGGTTTTATAGGAGAAATAAACCGAATTACATCTCAAGTACGTACATTTTCTTCACGCGCTGCTCAAGAAGTTGCTTCGTATATGAAGACAATTATGGGTGGTGTTCGTGGTTATGTATTGAAAAAAATAAAAGCAGGAATTCAAGACGTAGCACCATTTTTATTTCCTACTGATATTCCTAAATTACAACAACAATTAACAAAAAGTTTAAATGGATTATCTTGTGGTTTTGCAAAAATAGTAAACGGATTGCAAAAAACTTTTGAGGGACTACTTGATTCTATTCTGGGTAAGTTTATTAACGCACCAATGTGTGCTATAGAAAATATAGTTTCTAAACTTGTTGATGGTGTTCTCGGACAAATCACTGATCTTATTGATAGTGTTGTTGGACCTCTTGCATCTTTTATTACGGGACTTACAGGTAAAGCAATGAACCTGATTGGTAGTGCATTTAATGCTCTTAATATGGTAATGGGTATTCTTAAATTCTTCCAGTGTGATGAAGAACCATCCTGTGCTGAGTATGATGAAGTTAATCAGTCTGGTCAATCAACTGATGGTGGAGATGCTGATGGTCAAGGTCAGAATCCAAGTAATAGTGATGCAGCTGTCGTCGATGGTGCTAATGGTGAAGGACAACCAACTCAAAATGAAGTTGATGCCGAGGATGGTCGAGAACCTATATCTATTGAAGTGATAGATTTTGACCTAAAAAATCAAGCACGTAATAATTCAGGTGTAACCGACCCAATTAATTTAAAAGATGATCAGAATAAAAGTCAAGAGGCAAGAAAGTTATTGGCGGGTGAAGAAGTTGATGGCGTCACATTTGAATTAGAATAGGAGAATATAAATGTCACTTTTAGACTTACAAAAATTCATACCAAAGAGTGCAGTCAAAGTATCATACTATGACAATGATGGAACTTTAGTACAAGATGCTACTCAAGACCAGGCACTTGAAGTTGAAAAACTGCGTCCTGGAACCAAATTCTTTCATAGAAATGGTAATGGTAGTCTTAGTGAACTTGGAATAAATCAAGTTATTAATTTAGACCCAAAGAATTTATTACCTCAAGGTCCACCTTGTCCGACATCTCCACAAGCTTGTGGTCCACCAAAAGTAAAAATATTTGGTGGTAATGGTCTTGGTGCTATTGCTAATGCAATTATTAGTCCAAATTCAAGTTCTATTATTGGTTTTGATATTGTAGATCCGGGGAGAGGTTTTTTAAGTCCTCCATATGTTGAACTGATAGATGAATGTGGGAAAGGTCAAGGTGCTGCAGCAACAGCAATCATTGGACCACTTGATGGTAGAAATGGAAATCCTACTGTATTAAATCCAGTTACAAACAACCCAGAAATTGGTGTGATTAGTGTAGTTGCAGATACTCCTGGTGATGGTTATATTGATAAACCAGATGGAAGTTTGGGTGGTAATGAAAACGTCTGGGCAGAACCAGAAGAAGGATACATTATTGATATTGACGGAAACTATGTTGTAATACCTGAAGGTGTTAATCCTCCAGATAATACTGCTATATACTTTCCACCAAGAGTAACTCCTGATGGAGATATTGAAGTAGACCCTCAAGTAGATACTCAAGTAGATACTCAAAACTTTCCTCAAACTTCACAACAATATCCAGTTATCCTTGAAATTGGTGATGTTGTGGTATCAGATTCTGGATTTGGATATGAACCTGGTGACACTATTAGCGTCACTCCTGATAATGGTGCAGTATTAGAACCAATTATTGTAGGAGATACTGTCACTGGAGTTATAATTAAAGAACCTGGTATAGGGTTTAACGATATTCCAATCATTGAAGTTGTATCTGACACTGGATATAATGCAGAATTCAAACCTGTTTTTAGAGTTGTTGATCCAGAAACAATAGATGTGATTCCAGATGGAGCACAAATTATTCAAGTTATCGATTGTGTAGGTAAAGTCTAATGGCAAAGTCAATAAATTACGAGACCAAAGCAAAAAATACCAAAGACGGTTCTATTGTATTTGGACATATTCATGAAGACCAGGTAAAATCTTCTCTTTTGTTACATGGACAGAAGGCAAAAGATTATATCTCAATGGACCAGACTGCTCCAAGAGAGGGGTGGATTAATTCTAGATGTAGAGGAAGATATCAGGTTGTCTCTGGAGACATTGTTCCGAAAGGGCAACCTGCAATGTATTTTGATGCCAAGAGTGGTGATATTGTTATCAAAACAAAGGGTCGTATCCGCATGGAAGCGGAGAATATTGACATTATTGCAAAAGGAAGCGATAATAAAAATGGAAGTATTACAATTGATGGAAATGAGAGTGTAAATTTAATTTCTAGAAAAGTTGATATTACTGCTGATGAACTGTTTCATGTTATTTCTGAGGGAACAGTTCAAATGACAGCAATAAATATTATGAAAACTTACGCCAATACGTTTGAGAAATTAAGTGGAGTTGGTGAAAAACTATTAGGTACAACTTCTTTTTCAACTTCAATTGATACAAGTAAATTTGAAGGATAATTAAAACTATGAGTTCAGTACACCACGGTCCAGAAAATCTATCTGGACCATTATATGTAACTAGTGAAGGATCAAAACCGAGACCGATTGTAGATACTATTGGACAACCTATTACAGGTGCTGCCTATTTACAAGGTCCAGTTCAAATTGGGAAGGATGGAGATTTTCCTTCACGTTGGGCTACCTTGATGGTTGGTACACTTGAGAATAATCAATCCGAATCACCTATTATTCCTGGTGCTCTCTGTACTGGTCTGAATAATCCATATTCTTTGGGTGTCATTGGTGATGCTGCTATTCTAGATAACCTTGATGTATCAGTAAGCATTGCTGCTGGTAAAGATATTGTTGCTCAAGGTGAGGTGATGTCACGTTGCGGTGGACATATCTTATCTGCAAAGAAAAACTTTGATATTCCTCATCCAATGAGAGAGGGTTGGAGACTGCGCCACACCTGCCCTGAAGGTCCCTCAAACGACGTTTACACACGCGGTAGAGTATCAGGGAAAAGAGAGATTGAATTGCCTTCATATTGGAAAGGACTTGTAGATGAGAACTCAATTACAGTTATCTTAACTCCTATTGGATCTCATCAGGACGTAATTGTAAAGAGATGGGACGAGCAGAAAGTATATCTTCAGTCAAAAGGTAATATGCCAATTGATTGCTTCTATCAAATCTTTGCAGAAAGAAAAGATGGAGAAAAACTAATTGTTGAGTATCTTGGAGAAAGTCCAGCAGATTATCCTGGAAACAATGATGAGTATTCAGTTTCTGGTTACCACTATGATAAAAAGGAGAGTGAATAATGCCTGAAAATTTTGAAGAAAGAAATATAGGTAATAAAAATTGCGACGAACCTGTTGTAGGAACCAAACATCCTAGCTTTGACTATATTCATAGAACAACTACAGGAGATGAAGATTATCCTGAAGATGCTTGTGGAAGATTTCTTCAAGCAAAAGTAAACTTTGATGCCATTGAAGTTATCAATGGTGGTGACATGAATGCAGAGGGTGAGGTCACCTCGAATAATGGAGGACATACCCTTTCAAGTAAGAAGAATCTTCCATTTGATATGCCTCATCCTAATAAGAAAGGATGGAGATTGCGGCATGTTTGCATAGAAGGTCCAGAGATTGCTGTCTATTGTAGGGGAAGAGTATCGGGTGATGGTGTCATTAATGTTCCGTCATTCTGGGAAGGTCTTGTTAATATGAATGATATTACGATTAGTTTGACTCCTATGGGTTCATGGCAAGAACTGTTTGTAAAAGAAATTGTAGGAAATCAAATTATTGTAAGAAATAATGCAGGTGGACCCATCAACGCAGACTATTATATTGTTGGTCGTCGTTTGGATGACGATTTGATTGTAGAATATGAAGGTAAGACTCATGAGGACTATCCAGGTGGTAACGAGGGATACTCCTTTAACTTTGAGCATAATTACGTTAAAGGTCTTATCAAGAAATTCGTCAAAGAAAACTTTGACACAGGGTCCTGACTGTGCTATGATACGTAGGTAATCAAACGAACCCCAATGCAAGACGAGTTTCTAACCCGTTGTGTGGTAGACCCTTCCACTAGAACAATTTATCTGTACTCTAGTGAAGGGTCAGAAAAAGAAGTGGTCTGTGAGACTGTCAACGAATTCATGAATGCGCTGCAATTTGTTCGTTCAATTTGTGATGAAGAAGTTCTTTCTTACGCAACTCCACTATGAGAATTAAAACACGCGAAGCAATGGAAATGTTATTTGCTGCAAAGTGGAATTTACCTAAAGCAGCAAAACATGCTGACCTTACTAACAAGGAAATGAAAATTACATTCAACGAATATTGTGTTTTTCATCAACCTACTTATCAACCTGAATAAGGTTTTTCTGGTAGTATATCTTAATAGTTAGAGTGAGATTTTAAACAAAGATTAGTCTGCTAATTAGATTGTAAAGGAGGTTCTATGGTTATAAATCTTTGGTATAACAAGTGTATAAATCAGTGGAGATGGACACTTACCGATTCTCAAGCGAACCTGGAGCAGCACTCTGGTGGACAAAAAGAGTTAAGAGTTGCTATGAATGATATTGCTAATACTGTAGAGTATATTTTGAATAGTGAATAGTGGTGCATCGTGCATTCCAAACCTCTTTTTTAAAGAGGTTTTTTTATGGATAAATAATCCATAACGGAACTATAAGTAGTAATAAGATGGGTCTTTCCAGATTAGATAATTTTCTGAAATCAGTTCGCGGAACTATTATTTACGTTGATCCAAATAGTATCGATGCCACAGATAGTATTGAAAACCAGGGTAATAGTTTAACTAGACCTTTTAAAAGTATTCAAAGGGCACTGATTGAAGCATCACGATTCTCATATCAGAAGGGATTGAACAATGATAGGTTCAACAAAACCACTATCATATTATATCCAGGTGAACACGTTGTCGATAACAGGCCTGGATGGATTCCCGATGGAGTAAATAATTTTCGATTGCGAAATGGTTTAACGTCTAATGATTTTAGTCCGTTTGATTTACAGACTCAATTTGATCTTTCGCTTGATAATAATGCATTATATAAACTGAATAGTATTCACGGCGGTGTTATCGTCCCCCGTGGCACGTCTATCGTTGGCATGGACCTTCGTAAAACAACTATACGACCAAAGTATGTTCCAAATCCAGAAAATGCAAATATTGAAAGGTCTGCAGTTTTCCGTGTAACTGGTGGTTGTTATTTCTGGCAGTTTACCATTCTGGATGCTGATCCAAATGATATTTGCTACAAAGACTATACTACAAATGTTTTTGTTCCTAACTTCTCTCACCATAAACTCACTGGTTTCGAGTATGCTGATGGTACAAATGATGTAAGTATTAATGATGATTTTATCAGTGATTATTCTACTGATAGAACTGACCTTGAAATGTATTATGAGAAGATTGGTATTGCTTATGGACCTTCTTCTGGTCGTGCGATTGAACCAGATTATCCTTCTTCCAGTCTGGATATTCAACCTAAGATTGACGAATATCGTATTGTTGGTTCTAGAGGAACTGAAGTCGGTATCACTAGTATTAGAGCAGGTGATGGTACAACTGCAACTACTACCATTACAGTCACTCTTGATGAAGTAGCAACACAATTTGATACCGATACTCCTATCAGAATTAATGGAGTAGGTTCTGCTGGATATGATGGGCAATATGTTGTCTTTAATAAAGTAGATTCAACGAATATTCAATATAAAGTACAGAACCAACCAAGTAATGCACTACCTACAGTAACTGGTGCAACTGCAAATGTTTCTGTAGATACCGTTACTTCTGCATCACCATATATCTTTAATATCTCTATAAGATCTGTATATGGTATGTGCGGTCTCCATGCTGATGGCAACAAAGCATCTGGATTCAAATCTATGATGGTTGCCCAGTTTACTGGTATTGGTATTCAGAAAGATAATAAAGCATTCGTAAAATATAATTCAACTTCTGGAATCTACGAAGATTATACTGTATCTGGAAATGATTCATTATCAACAGATTCGGCAGCTCGTTATAAACTAGATTATTCAAACTTCCATATTAAAACTTCAAACGATGGATACCTTCAGGTAGTTTCTGTATTTGCTATTGGTTTTGCAGAACAGTTCATATCTGATAGTGGTGGCGACCAATCAATTAACAACTCCAACTCAAACTTTGGTTCAGTTGCATTGAAAGCATCTGGATTTAAGAAAAATGCGTTTTCTAGAGACGATTTTGGATATATCACTCATATAATTTCTCCAAGAGAAATTGAGTCTACAGAAAAGAGCGTTGAGTTTAATTCGATTGATGTTAAAAAGGTCGTAGGTTTTGCTAATACTAGCAGAATGTACCTTTACAACCAAACTAACTCTGCAGTAAATCCCGACCACACTATTGATGGTTTTAGAATTGGTGCAAAAGAGAACGATACACTTAATGTATTAATTTCAAATAGTGGCGTTTCTACTTCATATTCGGCACGTATCATTATGCCGAATACTGAAAACTCTGGAACTGAAGTCTCTTCTAGAAAAGTATCTAATGTAGGTAGAAGTTCTGTTGGTATCAATAGCATTACTTCAAATACTCTTACCTTTGATGCTAATCATAATTTAATTAACGGTGAAAATATCCGTATAATTAGCGAAAACGGACAACTTCCAGATGGAATTACTAATAATTCTGTTTACTTTGCAATTACCTCTGGAGTCAACGCTGACCAGATTAAAATTGCAGAAACCTTAAACAGTGCTCTATCTGATACTGAAATCATTATCAACAATAAAGGTGGTATTCTTAAAGTAGAAAGTAGAGTATCCGATAAGAAGTCGGGTGATCTTGGACATCCAATTCAATATGATGCTGCTGCTTCACAATGGTATGTGAATGTTGCTACCGCAACAACTGAGCAGGGATTATATAATGCAATTGTTGGTTTGGGTTCAACTTCTCTTGGTGATGCAACTTCAAGATCTTTCATTAAGAGAATTCCTGATGAAAGAGGACTGATTGACACGGTTTATCGTGTTCGTTATGTTATTCCTTCTAATGCAAGTATAACTGCACGTCCACCTTTAGATGGATATGTACTTCAACAATCTAATACTTCTATTGGTGCAACTGATGCAGAAGTTGGATTCTTATACAACCCCACTGCACAAACACTTTCCGATTCAACTCAACTTAGAAATCCAAGACACATTGCAGATGCAAGTTGGTCCAGCAATACTGCAAATATAATTACTGAGATTCCTCACGATCTTACAATTGGTTCTGAAGTTGAAATTCTTAATATCACCAGTACCGAGAACACTGCTGGTGTTGCAAACTCTGCATTTAATGGAACATTTACGGTTGCTGGTATTAGCAGCACCAAACACTTCAGTGTTTCTCTGACAGATAATCCTGGAACATTTACAAATAATACTTCTAATAGAACAACTTCTCTTCCATACTTTAAGAAAAAGAAAACTTCTGGAACGTTCTACATCTACAGAACTCAGGAGATTCAAAAGTATATACCAAACCAACGGGATGGTATCTATCACCTGTTAGTTCTCAACTCTTCCAACTCTCCTACAGTTGCTCCGTTTACATCTTCTAGATTCTCTCAACCAATTCAATCACTGTATCCACAGTTGAACAGAGATAATCCAAAGTCCGACCCACAAGCAGCACATTCATTTGCAGTTTCGGATACTATTGGTCAAGTTGTTATTAATGAATCACAAAACTCTATCACTAAAGAAACTATCAGGGATCAACTGGTAGATTATGGTGTTGGTATTGGACTTACCGATGTTAGTTCTGGTGCTGCTGGAACCACTCATACTATTCACACCACTCTTGACCACGGTTTCAATAGAATTACTGGACTGACGATTACTAGTGCTGGTAGTGCTTATGTTAATGGTAACTATTATAATGCACAGTTGGTTGGTTTTGCTGGTTCTACTACTGGTTCTCACGCAACTGCAAGAATCACTGTAAGTGGTGGAGTAATTTCTTCCCTGAAGATTATTGACGGTGGTAGTGCGTATGGTGTTGGTAATACACTTTCTGTTGTTGGTGTTGGAACTACAACTGGCAATACTGGAGCAGTTCTGACTGTTAGCAGCATTTATAGCAACATTAGTGATGTTATAAGTGTCAATGATATTGCTCCAAGTAGTTTTGGTCAATATAATACTCTCTATAGAATTACTGATGTTGATGGGCCAAAAGCAATCTCTGTTGCTTCTGCATCAACAATTTCTCCAGCATACACTACTGGTATTGGCGCAACTGCAACAAGTGGCAACTTAATTCTGACTGGCAAATCTCATAACATTCAGTCTTTTGCATACAATAATACTGTAGGAATTGCAACTATCACTACTCTTGATCCTCACGGATTGAAGGTTACTAACAAGGTATTGGTCGGTGGATTTGATGACAACTTCTTTAATAAGAATCTAATTGTCAAGACTATTGCTTCTTCAACAACATTCACTGTTAATTCTGGAGTTAGCACTGTCGCTCATGGCACTGCAGGAAATGGTTTTGTATATCCAACTTCATATACTTCTGCTGGTGGTGTCGTTGTTCCTGCAACTGAAAGCGCGAGTGGCAGAGTTGTTTCAACTTATGCAGGCATTACTACAACAATCTCCGGTGGCATAACTGCAAATAGCGCAACAATTTCTATTGCAAATGTAACCAATTTTGACCTCAATATTGGCGATTACTTACTGATTGATAATGAAATTGTAAGAGTTAAGTCTACTGTTACTGCAAACCCAGTAAGTGTATTCAGAGGACTTTTAGGAACAGATCAGACAGTACATAATTCTGGTACTGTCATTAGAAGAATTAATCCAAGTCCAGTTGAACTTCGTAGAAACTCATTTATTCGTGCTTCTGCCCATACGTTTGAGTATCTTGGGTATGGTCCAGGTAACTACTCTACTGCTTTCCCAGAAAGACAAGATAGAAATATCAGTCCACAGGAAGAAATTCTTGCACAGTCTACAAAGAGTGATGGTGGTATTACAATCTTCACTGCGATGAATGCTGATGGAGATTTCTATACTGGTAATAGGAAAGTTAATTCTGCAACTGGACAGGAAGAAGTCTTTGATGCTCCTGTTCCAACAGTAACAGGAGAAGATCCTGGTGTTGGTGGCGTTAATATTGGATTTGATGTTCTTTCTCCACTAGAAGCTTCTATTAGTCGTTCACTTAGAGTGGAAGGCGGACCTGATAATAATATTATTTCTGAATTTGATGGTCCATTAATCATCAACAACAAACTTACTTCAACTTCCATAAAGGGTATTGAAGCAAATTCAATCTTCTTACAAGGAGATACGACTGTTTCTAGAAAGTATTCTGTTGGTCTTGGCACTCCTGTATTAGCAGGAAACGCCGGAGATATTGTTTATAATGGAATTCCTATATCTGGCAACTATGCTGGATGGATTTACACCACCAATAATGAGTGGGAAAACTTCGGATACATTGGAAATTTTGAAGATGCAAGAGTTGGATTTGCTTCTGAAAGAAATTTCCTTGGAGTCACAACTATGTTGGACTTCCGCTCTGGTATTGGTGCAACTATCAGAACCGAATATAATCAAACCGTAGGTGTTGGAACCGTTTTTGTAGATGCATCTCCACTAAATGTTGGTGTTTCTACTGGTATTGGACTGTTGAAGACCTTTGTTGGTGTTGCAACAGAAATTAACTTTGTTGGACTTGGTATTACTATTTCTGCAGTTTATAATTCTTCAGGTATTGCAAGTGTCACCTTTGATGGAACAAATGCAGGATCTGGATCACCTGGACTGCCTTTGAATTCTATTCAATATAATAACGGTGGGTTCTTTGCTGGAGATAGTAGTTTTACCTTCGATGGAACTGATGTCTTTGTAGGAAACTCTATTGGTATTAATTCATCTACTCCTAATGCAAAACTTGATATTGTTTCAACAACAACCGAAGCACTTCGTATTAAATCCACTAGTGGTTCTGGAAACATTGTAAGAGTTGATAATACTAGTAGTGATACAACACCATTTATTATTGATATTAATGGAAGTGTTGGTATCAATACTATCACTGCTAATACTGCTCTTGATGTTAAAGGAACTGCATCAGTAGATAGGGTTTGGATTTTTGAATCTAATAGAAGTAACTATGTCGGACTCCAAGTTCCAACACTTTCTGCAAACTATGCTCTGACATTACCAGCAGTAGTTGGAACTGCAAATAGCATTCTTCATACAACTGGTAGTGGAGTTCTTGATTGGGTATCACCCAACACAGTTGTAACAGGTGTTATTAGTACCACGGATGATATTTCCGAAGGTTCTACTAACCTCTTCTACACTGATGAAAGAGCGCAAGATGCTATTGGTGCTGCAATCAATTCAGGTATCCAAACAGGTATCACCATCACTTATGATGATACCGGCAATGCTTTCAACTATAACGTAGAACCAGGAGCACCTTATCCATTCACGACACGCGGGTTTAATATGCCTTATTGATTAACCCGCTTCGGGAATAACCACTATATTATACCCTCCAATAGATATGAACCCAGATCCTGATTCAATTGAAAATGTTGCGGTCGGTTCAATTACTAGTTCTAATGGACACCCGTCCATAAGGGATTGTGCTCCAGTGGATGCAAAATTTTGACTCGAAACGGACTGATTGTTACCTGTAGCAGTGATTACAGATCCTCCAATACCCCTTCCAACAGAACCGCTACCATTGCAAGATACCGCTGCGGAACCGCCACCACCCCATGAGACTGAAAAAGCGCCTTGTTGACTGGTGCGATTGTTAATTCTTAAATAATTAATCACAATTCTAACATTCTGTCCTGTATTATTGGTGTATGTTACTTCCCCACTTCCGCTCAGTACTTGCGATGCCATAGTTTTTTATAGATTACTTTTCTAATATTTATAAATAACTAAAAAGTACCTGAAGGGGAGAGTGAACCTTGGCAGTAAATAAGAATTTCGTTGTAAAAAACGGACTAGAGGTGAGTACTAACCTCATTCTTGCCGACGTTGATAGTTATAGAGTTGGTATTGGAACTTCTATAGCAGATTATACTTTACATGTTAATGGAGGAATTGGTGCTACAGATTTATATGTAAGTGGAATTGCAACTTTCGCATCAATTGACGTTACGAATGATGTGATATTTGTAGATTTGGATTCTACGAATATCAATGTAACAGGTATTGGCACGATTGTTAACGCTGCGTTAACAAACATTACTGGTACTGCTGCTACAATAGGCAGCGTACAAATTGCTTCTGGCATTGTAACGGCAGCAAGTGGCATTGTTACTTACTATGGTGATGGTGGAAATCTAACTGGTATTGTCGCTGGTGTTGGCATTAGAACAGAAGGTTCAGTTGCCGGTTACGGAATTACTTTCCTTGACTTTAGGGGAGCAGGTGTTTCTACAATCACTGCTCCAGTTTCTGGTATCTCCACAATTAACATCACTGGTGGCGGTGGTGGTGGTTCTATTAGTATTAGTACAACTGCACCACCCAGTCCTAGCGGCGGTGACCTTTGGTATAGTCCAGACCGCGCTAGAACTTTCATCTATTATGATGAAAGTGAAGTTGGATATGGAACATCAAAACAATGGATCGATGCTTCGCCATTCAATGTTGGAGTCTTATCGGCAACTTCAATATCTGTTGGTTCTCTTTCTCTTAGTAATAATCTTAATGTTTCTGGTATTACAACAGTTGGTTCTTTAGATTCTGGTAATATAAATTCTTCTGGTATTATTACTGCAACTTCTGTAACTGTTGGATCTGCTGTAACTGCTAATTCAACTGGTATTATAGTTGTTGGTGTTGTTACTGCAACTTCATTTGTTGGTTCTTTAAGTGGAACTGCAACTAATGCAACAAATATTACTCTTGCCGATGAAAGTTCTGATACCACTTGTTTTCCTCTATTTGCTACAGATGCAACGGGCAATCAAGCACCAAAGACCGATGCAAGTGCATTAACTTATAATGCTGCTAATAGTACACTTTCAGCAACAACATTTAGTGGTAATGCAACCACAGCAACTACGGCAACTAATGCAACAAACATTACTCTTGCCGATGAAAGTTCTGATCCAACTTGCTTTCCTTTATTTGCTACAGATGCAACAGGAAACCAAGCACCAAAGACTGACTCTAGTTCTCTAATTTACAATGCTTCTACTGGTCAGTTGACTTCTGTAGATTTTAATGCAACTTCTGATATCAATTTAAAGAAAGATATTGAAGTTATCACCGATGCCACTGATTTAATTAAACAACTGAATGGTGTTAGATTTGCCTGGAAAGCAAATGATAGAAAGTCTCTTGGTGTCATCGCACAAGAAGTAGAAGAGTTATTTCCTGAACTTATTTCTGAAAGAACAGACACAGGAACTAAATCTGTTAATTATAATGGTTTAGTTGGTGTTCTGATTGAAGCAGTTAAAGAATTATCTGAAAGGGTTGGAAGATTGGAGAAGGAATAATTATAAATACAATATAGTTAACGCCTAGTGGAGACACGAAAATGGCCATTAAGATATCAGGAACTACTGTTATTAATGACAGTAGGGTCCTATCAATTGCTTCCGTTTCTAGTATCGCAAGTCAAGCACAAGCAGAGACTGCTACCAACAATGATCAAATTATGACCCCTCTCCGGGTTAAACAAACAATTGATGCCAATTCATCAGGTATTGGTGAAGGGAAGGTATACTTTTTAGGAGCTAGATAATAAATGTCAGTTAATATTAGTAAATTTATGTTTAGGAGTTTAAAGTAAATGGCTAACGGAAGATTAGGATTTAAGTGTATTCCGGCATATGCATCTTGTGAGATTTATCAAAATAGTTCTGGTAGTCAAGCTTCAATTTCAATTGGTGCTCAAGGACTGAATGCTTCTGTAAATAATACAATCAGTGTTGCAGCAGGTACGACTGCATATTGTTTAGTATCCAGTCAAAACGAAGCAGTAGGTACTAACTGTTTCAAAGATGCTAGTGCAATTACCGCTGCTGGTACGGGACAAACCGATCCTCATGGCGTATGGATACAATCATCCACTGCAATTGGCGGAACGGTAACTACAAGACCAACTAGTTTCATGAACGTTAATGGAACTAGAACTTCTATCGCAGGCACTGCACTTCTATCACCAGCTCCATATGGTGGTAGTGAACGTATTTTGCCCGGTGAGGGTATGTATGCCGATAGTGCTGAGATTACGAATGGTGCGCTCAGGATGGTTCATAAAGATGCATTCATGACATTTGATTGTCATGGGATTAGACCATTATTCATTGGTTCTAAAAACTTTTGCTGTTGCTGTGAATTTGCAGGAGCAATGTTTATAAATCCACAGTGCGATTGTGCTGGTGTTAATTTTGGTTATGGGGACTCAGGTGTTGCAACACCATGTCAGATTTATCATCAAAGTTTTTCATATTTCGGCACTCCCGCTGCTTGCACTGAGTGTAGTCTATATGCGATTAATAGTTATGCTCCACCTTTTTATATAAAAACTGCAGGTGAAGTGTGCATAGGAGCTGGTGCCGTCTGCCTGGTTTGCCGGTGCCTCAGTGCGGCAGGCATCGTCGAGAGTGGCACTTTGCAACCACCAGTTATCGGATTTTATGCAGGGTGCTGTGGATTAGAGGGGAGCGCCAATGGTATATACCTTTGTTCGCTCAGAGTATTGGCCGGAGGATGTTGCTGTGCTGTGAGTAGTTGCTTCTTTGGATTTCGAGATCCGTTATCCTGCTGCTGCCTTACTTCAAGACCGCAGCGTCTTTCAACTGCACTTAGTTTATGCGGAGATGGCACAATGGCGTGCAATCAACCTTGTTGTAATCTGGGTACATCAAATCTTATGTCTCCGTATGGAGTTTCAAGAGCAGCAACTTATGGTGAATCATTATTTGCAATGAAAACTTGTGGTGGAATTACGAAATACCTTAGTGCATATCCTGGTTGTCAATTTCATGAAACGTTGAGCAAATGCTCCTGTGTAAATTGGGAAGTGTTAGATATTGCTGTTCCAGACATATCTGGATGTGAATATCCAATTAAGTACCTTGCATATAATCCCAAGGTCTCTGTTGAAAAAACTTACTTTATGGTAAGATCGGCGCAACAATCTAACTGTGGAATTTTTGAATATAAGTTTGCAGATTATATTGGTGAGGGCCTCTGCACCGGCACTTGCATTTGCCCTCAAGAAGGCCTCGCCAATCAAAATGCATTCTTTAAAAGGTCCACACTTACGGACAGTCCTTATATTGATAAAATTGCAGACTTCCCATCAGCAATGACTGCAACTAAATATACAGCTCCATTGATGTGTGTTGGGTGTCTTTATAGAATGTCTCCAAAAGAGAATCCGTTCTGGTCAATTACAGTTTATAATCATGATACTACAGAATGGGATAGATTTACAACAGAAGATTTGATTAGTTGGAAATCTGTTGCACCAGACTTTGCATGGAGTGTTAGTAATACATTCAAATATGAAACCTTTGATAATTGTTTACGAACCAGTTGCAACAATTTTGGAACAGTAGTTCCAAAATGCGGATTATTTGACTTTGGGGTAAGTGCAAATAACTATGAAAGAACTGGTGTTGTAATTTCAGATGGTGAAAGTATTATTGTTAATAATGATACAACTGAAGGTCTCACCGCTCAAGTTTGGGGGTATGAAGGATGAGTAGATTTACACGAACAGCAGGTTCTAGTGGTAGTGGTGGTGCCACTTATGGAGACAGTAATGTTTGCGGTGTCCTTTCATCTTATACTGGAGCACTTTCTGCAGGTGATGGAACAAACATTTGTTGTATCAGAAGTGAGTGGGAGTTGATTTGTGAATGCAATTGTATAACTGAATGTTATGGCACTTGTGTAGAATTTACGTTTCCAAGTACTGCAGATACTGATACTTGCAAATTTGGTGAGTATAAATTGGAAGTGAATGGTTTATATGGAAAGGATACTACTGCAGTTTGTCTGCACATGAAAATTGGAAGTGCTAATTGCTATTGCACTTGCTGTTCGGGGCATTATGCTTACGAAGGCGGTCCCTCTCCCACTTCTAGTGGATATAACCAAGCAATGTGTTTTCATTTGATCAGAGTGTCCGGGGGCGCGTGTTGGCAGGGTGGAAATTTTACAGGATGTTTTGCTAGGTTTCCTTTCATACCTACATGTAATCCAGGTGCAGGTTTTGGAGTATGTTTTTCAACTTGTACGTGGTCTGCCTGTCAAGATATACGCACTAATGGGTGGGAAAATTGTAAATGCAGGACTTGTTGGGAAGAGTTTTGTAAGGTAGCATTGGCTTATTCCGGTAGTTGCCCTATGTGTCACTGCGGTTCATTTAGAATATATGGTAAGAGACTTCGCCCATCGGCATATAGTGGTTACACAATTGCCTAATAATACACTCAACTAATATAATAAACAAATGGCAACTTTTAATTTAGACGGTTCTATTAGTAGAACTAGAGATGTACAAAATGAACTGGAAGTACAATCACTTGAATATGGTCATGATATTGAAAGATCTACAGTTGATCTTCGATACTATAGAGATTCTCTCTTATCACAAACTGATTGGAGAGTTGTAGTAGCATCAGAAACTGATGTTGGTATTTCTACTGATTGGAAAACTTATAGGCAAGCACTTCGTGATTTGCCTTCACATAATCGTGCTCCAAATAAGTTTATGATTGCAGATTGGCCATTATCTCCAGATGAATCACAATATTCAGAAGATGCAATTCGATATATCGCAGAAGTAAGAGATCCTGTTGGTCTCGGAACTACATCATGGGTTGGATTAACTACTACAGGTGATTACTATCTACAAGATATTCCAGAGTCTGAAGAATAAGGCGGATATCCGAAGGGTGGTTGAAAAACCACCCTTCTTAATGTAGAATAAATATATCAGATGAATCACATTAAGGTTTGATTTTGTTTTATGTTAAGAAGAAAAGTATTCGCCATTGACGGTGGAGCGGGACGTGCTATTGCCGCAATACCAGCACTAAAAAAATACGCAAGAAACCATCCAGACGATGATTGGGCAGTGATTGTCTTTGGTTGGGATAATTTGTTTTGGGGTATTCCTGAACTCCAAGATAGAGTTTACAGTTCTGATGTAAAAGGAATCTTCAAAAACTTGTTAAAAGATTCTGACATTATTACCCCAGAACCTTATAGAATCTGGGAATATTTCAATCAAAAGTGCTCTCTTGTAGAGGGTTTTGATAAACTTATCAACGAAACGGAAGATCATTCTGACCTTGGAGTTCCAGAGTTAGTTTTAAGTAAAGGAGAAGAAAAGAACGCTTCTAATGTTCTTACAGAAGTTAAAAATCAACAAAATAAAAATCTTACTATTGTAATCCAACCTTTTGGTAGGTCAGCAAGAATTGACAATGGAGATATTATTGATGACAGTACTAGATCTTTGGAACCCGGAGTCTACTATAAACTTGTAAAAAAACTCTCTCAGAAGTATAATATTGTTTTCATGGGAGAAGGTGAATATGCACAGTTAATTTCTCAAGAGGATCAAATTAGTGCCAAACTACAGATGGATCTCCGTGGTTGGGCAACAATAATTGAAGGATGTGATTACTTCATTGGTTGTGATAGTGTTGGTCAACATATGGCACGGGCATTTGATAAACCAGGAACAGTTATTCTTGGTTCAACTTATGCAGTAAACATCACATATCCAGATCATTTTCAAATTATTGAAAATGAAAACGTAAAGAAAGAATACTCACCAATTCGCATTTGTGGTTTAGATTCACATCTAGCAGATCGTAAGAATGATAGATGTATGGAATTTAGTGATAAAGATGTTGATAACATCTATGAGGCAATCGTAAAAGATATTAAGGAGAAAGTAAAATGACTTACAACGTATTAGCAATCAATCCTGGACATAATGGTTCTGCTGCCCTTGTATCTGGTGGTAAGTTAGAACTTTATATCGAAGAAGAAAGGATGACTCGTCAAAAATATGACGGTAATCCCTTTCGTGCAATGATGTATATTATGGATAATTATATCATTAATGAACTTATTATTGCAGGAACTGGACAAGAAAATCATCGTCTTCCCTGGACTGGAGAAGATTCTTATGGTGCTTTAGTTAGAAAGTATTATCCTAACGTAAAAATCTCTAGAGTTGGATCAAAACACCATGACGGTCATGCGTATAGTGCGTTCTACAATTCTGGTTTTGAAACAGCAGCTGCGGTCATTGTTGATGGTAGCGGTAGTATCTTTAACTTTAGATTTTCTCATGATCCAAAAGATAGTATTGAGGCATTTGAAACTGAAACAATTTACAAGTGCTCTTATGATGAAATTAAAGCAGTTCATAAGATTGGAGCAAATAATGGCATTCCCCATATTGATGCACCAGACTCTCAAATTGATGGCACTGTAACTACCGTAAAAGCATACGAAGCAGTATCAGAATATCTTGGTTTTGGATTTATTGATGCAGGAAAAACTATGGGTCTTGCGCCTTATGGTAAAGAAGATCCAAATATTCCAAATCTCTTCTATAAAGATACTGGAAGAGGTGATAAAAATATTTTTATGCCTCATTATCCAGCAGGAGCACTTATTGATTCCGAACGAATTCCTTATCTGAAGAAAACTGAAGATTCAAGAGATTGGCATCATAATCCTTCAAAAGTTACAGATGCTGCAAAAAATCTTGCATGGAAAGTTCAACAAGAAACGCAAGAAAGAGTTGGCGATTTAATTGAGAAGGCAGTAGATATTACTGGCGAAGAGAATATTGTTATCTCTGGTGGTTATGGTCTAAACTGTGTTGCAAATTATTATTTCAAAGAAAGGTTCCCCGAACTTAATATCTTTGTTGACCCAGTAGCACATGATGGCGGAACTTCTATTGGTTGGGCAAAGCATAACTCATATCAGCATTGTAAAAATCAAAACCTTGATTTTGAAACTGATCCATTGACTACTCTTTATCTTGGACCAGACTATGAGTACACTGTAGAAGACTTGGAGTATTTCAAAGATATTGAAATCTCTGATACAGATAATACTTCTATCGCTAAACTGATTAGTGAGAAGAATATTGTCGCAATGTTCCAAGGAAGATCAGAAGCAGGTCCTAGAGCATTAGGTAATCGTTCTATTCTTTATGACCCCACAGACATCAAGGGCAAAGACTTTGTTAATAGTGTGAAAGGTCGTGAATGGTTCCGTCCCTTTGCAGGAACTGTACTCAAAGAACACGCTAGTGAGTGGTTTGACCTTCGTGGTATGGATGAAACTCCATATATGATGTATGCAGTAGAACTTCAAACAAAAGCGATTGGAGAACTTCCTGCTATCACTCACGTTGATGGAACATGTAGAGTTCAGACAGTAACTGAAGAACAAAATAAAAACTATTATGATTTAATTAACGAGTTCTACAAATTATCTAATGTTCCTATATTGTTCAACACAAGTTTCAATCTTGGTGGTCACCCGCTAGTTGAAACTCTTCAAGACGCGATCAACACCTTGAGGAATAGTAAGATTGAATATCTTTACTTCCCAGAAATGAATAAGTTAGTAACACTTAAGAATGTAGAAGAGACAACTGAAGAGTAATAAAAAAGGAGGGATAAAACCCTCCTTTTCTTATAGTGAATTTGCAAAGTCTAACAGACTATCAAAGACTTGAACATCTTTATATTTGGTGTCAAATGCTTTGAGATATTTCTTTTCAGTATCTGCACCTCTTCCCGTTCTTACAAGAACTGGAGTTGATTTTGCTTTGATTGCCATTTTGATGTCTTCAATAGTATCACCAACGTAATATCCTTTTGAGAAATCAACTCCCACTTCATTCTTTGCCTTATTCAACATACCAATGTTTGGTTTTGCATAAGGATCTTGAGACATATCAGATGTATTAAAATAAAATCCATCAATAGAGAAAATACCTGCTTGTCCAAATTGTTGCATCATATATTGCATAACACCTTGCACATCTTGTTGAGTCAATAATCCTCTTTGAATGTTGGGTTGATCCGAAAACAATATTACTCTATGACCGATAAGACGAAGTTTGCGGATTGCTTCTAATGAACCAGAAATAAACTGAACGTCTTCGCGTCTTTTGATTACATTTTTCCATTCATTAATCACACCATCCCTATCAATCCCAATTACAGATTTAGTAAATGTGGATGGCCAATCCTCGGACGAATATTGAGATTGTTGGTTCATAAAAGGAGAACCTTCTTGCTGCGGTTGTGTTGCAGACACTGTTTTAGTTTGATATCTTCCCATTATTATGCTATTATTTCTATACCAATTGTAGATTATATATTTAAATAAATCAAGAGGCATTATGATTATACTTGGACTTTAATGAAAATATCATTTGTCAATGGTTGTTTTGATGTTCTTCATCCAGGACACATTGAACTCCTAAAATATGCTAAATCTCTTGGGGATTATCTTATTGTCGCCATAGATACAGATAAAAAAGTTGCAGAAATGAAAGGTCCAACACGACCTATTTTTTCACAATACGATAGAGAACTGATGCTTACGTCAATTCGTTATGTTGATGTCGTTCATATGTTTGATAGTAAACAAGAATTGGAAGAGTTGTTAGAATCCATCAGTCCAGATATACTGGTGGTAGGTTCTGACTGGAAAGGAAAAGAAGTAGTAGGTTCACAATATGCAAAATCAGTTCGGTTTTTCGATAGACTCGGAGACTACTCCACCACAAAAACAATTCAAGGTATTACTTATCGGTGATAGTTGTATCGACGAATATGTTTATGGAACTGTTAATCGATTAAATCCAGAAGCACCTGTTCCAGTTTTAGATTATATCAGAACAGAAACAAGAAAAGGTATGGCATGGAATGTTTATGCTAACCTACTTTCTTTCGGTATTGATATTACGATGATTACTAACGATGAGAACATCGTAAAGACACGATATATTGATGAGAAGTCTAATCAGCAGATTTTAAGAGTTGATACTGAAAATAATATCAAACCCTTCGAAGGTAATATGCCTGAGGGCAATTTTGATGCACTTGTTATATCTGACTACAACAAAGGATTTATAACATCTAAACGACTATTTGAATTGGTTGAATGGTTTGCGGGCCCAATTTTTATTGATAGTAAGAAAACAACTCTACCTGTAGATGATGCATATATCAAAATCAATGACTATGAGTATTCGCGATTAGAATATAAAGATCATCCAAACCTTATTATTACAAGAGGTTCAAAGGGTGCAGAATATAAAGGTAAGTTATATCCAGGCGAAAAGGTAAGTGTATATGATGTTGTGGGTGCTGGGGACACTTTCCTTGCCGCACTTGCCTACGGATACCTAACTTATGATAGAATAGAAGATGCAATACCTTTAGCAAATAAATCTGCTGCAATAGCAGTATCACATACAGGAACTTATGTACTTACCGGAGAAGATGTAAATGCGATATGTAGTTGATATTGATGGAACTATCTGCACTCCTGGTTCTACTGAAGAGATGCGATATGAACAGGCAATGCCGATTCGGGATAGAATTGATAAAATAAATAAACTATATGACGAAGGTCATACCATCGTTTATCTTACTGCCAGAGGAATGGGTCGATACAATAATATTATAGACTTGGCAGTCAAAGAATTCTATGAATTTACAGAGATACAACTGAGTTTGTGGGGATGTAAATATCATCAGTTATTTCTTGGAAAACCATCCGCAGATTATTACATTGACGACAAAGGGGTACACTCCGATGACTTCTTCACAACCTAGAGCAGGAGAATCTATTAAGTATGTTCCAAAAGGATGGGGATACGAAAAATGGATTGTCAACTGCGAAAAGTATTGTGGTAAGCTACTTTATATTGTAAAAGATAAAAAGTGTTCTTGGCACTATCACATTAAAAAAGATGAAGTATTCTACATTCAAAGTGGTAGGATACGAATTTGCTATGGATGGAATGATGACATTGAGTCATCTACCATAGCAACATTAGAACGTGGAGATAAGTTCCACGTTCCAGTTGGTATGAGACATCAGATGTACGCTTTAGAGGATACAGAACTATTTGAGTTCAGTACAGAACACTTTGATTCTGATAGTGTTCGTGTTATTCAAGGAGATACTCTTTGACAGTTTTGAATTTATAATCACCCCATTCTTTTTTAGCACAAGTATAAGTTTGATACTTACTTTTTAGGTGCTCAGGGAATGGGATGTATTCAATTTCTCCAAAATAATGTTCTGCAACACACTCTGCAACATGTTGAAAACTCACTGGATTGCTGGTTCCAAGGTCATAAATGCCAGAACCTTTATCATTATCAAGAACAATCTTGATAATATCTCCAACCCAAATAAAGTCTCGTAAAAATTTATCAGAACCTTCAAATAGTTCAAGTTTACCAGTTTCTTCAACTTGTTTTGCAAACTTACTTACAGGACTTGCTTGGTTTCCTTTATGATCTTCAGGTGTTCCATAAACATTGAAGTATCTAAATCCTTGAATGAGAGGAAATCTATCCATATTATCTTGAACCCAATAATCAATAGTCACTTTGGATAGTGCATAATAATTAAGTGGATTGATGATGCCTTGTTCGTTTCCATATACGGAAGCGGATGAGGCATATTTTACTGGAATATTATACTTTGCTGCTTTCTCAAATAACCATTGACTAAATTCAATATTGTTAGAGAATATTTTCTTTAGATTAGTTTCTACAGTTGACGATATTGCACCTTGATGAATGATAAGTTCTACTTCGTCCCATGATTTGAATGTTGATCTAAAATTTAAACAATTATTCTCTTCTATTTTAATTACTGTTTTTCCTCTTTGCTCTAAATGAACTAAAAAGTTAGCGCCAATAAATCCCTTTGCACCAGTAAGAATAATCATATAAAATATCTTTCAGATAAAGTTATATAGTACCATATTTTGCAGGTATTTCAAACCTGATAAATAATAAAAAATACCGCGAATATAATGTCTCAGACAAGGGCACAATTAGTAGGTGGTGTCGGGTTTTCCACCGCAGATAGTTTAACAGTTCATAATGGGTTAGCAGTTTCTGGTGTTGCCACTGCTATCACATTTGATGGTGATGTTGTTGGCAATATTACTGGTGTTGCTGCAACATTCACTGGTAATGTTACTGTTGGTGGTGGACTAACTGTTACTGGTATATCTACTTTTAATAATTCTACTAATTTCCGTGATAATATAACTGCAACCAACATAACACCAACTGTTGATTCAAATTGGAGCTTAGGTACTCAGACCATCAGATGGGCAACAGTTTATTCTGATGAATTTATCGGTAATGTAACTGGTGGAACAGTTGCTGGTTCTACAGGAACTTTCACTGGTGTAACAGTTGGATCTGCTGTAACTGCTAATTCAACTGGTATTATAGTTGTTGGTGTTGTTACTGCAACTGAATTTACCGGTAATATTACTGGTGTTGCTGCAACATTCACTGGTAATGTTACTGTTGGTGGAACATTAACTTATGATGATGTAACCAACGTCGATTCTATTGGTGTTGTCACCGCAAGAAGTGGAATTCAATTTGGACTTGCTGGTGTTGGCGGTTCTGTAAGTGGTACTGGAAATGCAAATTTCGCTGGTATTGTAACTGCTACTTCATATTATGGCGATGGATCAAATCTATCTGGTGTTGAGTCTGGTGTTGCTAATTTTGTTGCAAGTGGTACTATTCCTAATGGTGCTACAGTAGTTATTAACACTGATGGAACTGTTGGTGTTGTTACTTCAACAGTTTCTTCAACTCCAACTACTAGTCCTGAAACGGCGTTTAATACAAATGGAGACAATGAATCCATCTCAGCTACATATGACTCTGCTAATGGTAAAATAATTGTCGCTTATAGAGATGGTGGTAACTCTGATTATGGAACAGCAATTGTAGGAACTATATCTGGCAATTCAATTAGTTTTGGCACCCCAGTAGTGTTTAATAGTGGAGATAGTACATTCATCTCAGCCACATATGACTCTGGTAATGGTAAAGTAGTTATTGCTTATAGGAATGTAGGTGGCAATAATTATGGTAACGCGATAGTTGGAACTGTATCTGGTACTAGTATCAGTTTTGGTTCTGCAGTAGAATTTAATAGTGGACCGACGATACTTATAAGTTCTACATATGACTCTGCTAATGGTAAAGTAGTTATTATTGGTAAGCGTTTATCTCAAGGAAGAGCATATGTTGGAACTGTATCTGGCACTAGTATCAGTTTTGGTAGTGAAGTAGTATTTGCTGCATACGATTTGACTTACACCTCAGCCACATATGACTCTGCTAATGGTAAAGTAGTTCTTGCTTATAGCCAGGGCACCACCGCTGGACGAGCAATTGTTGGAACTGTATCAGGTACTAGTATTAGTTTTGGTTCTGAAGCAACATTTAATGCTGCTAATACCCTATACATCGGATCTGCATATGACTCTGGTAATGGTAAAGTAGTTATTGCTTTCATGGATGGTGGTGACTCTAGTAAAGGGAAAGCAATTGTTGGGACCGTAAGTGGTACTGATATCAGTTTTGGTAGTGAAGTAGATGTCAGTGGCACTAGTTATTACAACACAGTCACATATGACTCTGCTAATGGTAAAGTAGTTCTTGCTTATAGAGATGGTGGTAACTCTGATTATGGAACAGCAATTGTAGGAACTGTATCAGGTACTAGTATTAGTTTTGGTTCTGAAGTAGTATTTAATAGTGCATCGACCAATTTTTTGTGCAACGCATATGACCCCAATACTCAACGAGTATTTCTTGGTTACTCTGATAGCGGTAATAGTAATCATGGATACTCAGTTCTCGTTAGCACTGTAACTCAAACAACCAACCTAACTGATGAAAACTATATTGGTATTGCAGCAGAAGCAATATCTAATGGGGCAACTGGTAAAATTAGTATTGCTGGTGGAATCAACTCTGGTCAAACTGGTCTTAGCACTGCTAGAAAACACTTTGTCCTACCTGATGGTGGTGGTGTTACCATTGGTGCTATTTTCCCTGTTGTTGTTGCTGGGACTTCTATCTCTGCTACAAAAATTATTGTAAAAGGGTAATAAGTCCATCAACTGTTAACAAGACCTCGCAGAGACCCTGCGGGGTTTTATTGATTAAAAGGTAATACTATAAATAATTGATAATAGTAAGGTAATAAGTTGCTGTGGCATTAAACTTTCCAAACAGTCCAGGAATTGGAAGTGTATTTGTAGACACTGATTCTGGATTTAGTTATAAATGGGATGGAACAGTATGGAGTGGGTTTGTTGGACAACAACCCAGTGAAATAAAGGCTCTTACTGATATATCAAGTTCCTTTAATGGTGTATTGACGACATTTGCTCTGGCACATGACGGTTCTGCTGTTCATCCAGTAAACTCTGCTCAATTAAGAGTTGTTCTTGGTGGTGTTGTTCAAGCAGCAGGGTCTGATTATACAATAAGCACTAGTAATATTGTATTCACTACAGCGCCTATTGCTGCGCTTGATTGTGCGATAACTCTTCTTGGAACTGCATTAGCTCTTAATGTCCCTGCTGATGAATCTGTAACTCCAGGAAAACTTTCTACAGGTGGTCCAAAATGGAACACTAGTGGAGACGTTTACATTAGTGGTATTGCAACTGCTAATAATGGATTAGTTGTTGGTGTTGGTTTAACTCTTGGCGATAACGTTAAGTTAAATCTTGGTACTGGTAGCGATCTACAGATTGTTCACGATGGTTCAAATAGTATCATTGATGATGCTGGAACTGGGTCATTGGTTTTAAAGTCTGATACTGAAATTAAGTTTTTAAAGAGAACTGGTGATGAAAATATATTAGTAGGAACTCCAGATGGTTCTGTTGGGTTATTCTACGACAATACAAAACGTTTTGAAACCACTACTGGTGGAGCATTAGTTTATGGGACAGTTGGTGCTGGACAAACTGCATTAGTTGTTGAAGGTGATGTGAGAGTAACTGGTGTTGTTACTGCATCTTCGGGATCATTTACTGGTAATGTTACTGTTGGAACAGTTGCTGGTTCTACAGGAACTTTCACTGGCGATGTAGATATTGCAGATAAGATTGTTCATACTGGTGACACCAATACTTCATTAAGATTTCCTGCTGCTGATACATTTACAGTAGAAACTGCTGGTAGCGAGCGCCTACGAATCAACAGCGGGGGGAACGTCGCCATCGGCACTGACTCGCCCCAGTCGAAGTTACACGTATCTGCAGAGGTTGACGCTGAATCTTTTCGTCTGCAAAACGACCGTCACACATTCCGGTTTGATAATGTAAAAACTGGAACGGGTACAAACTGGAATGCTTACCAGCAAGTATTAGAGCACGGCGTAGATACTACCACCCAAGAGTTCATCAAGTTTGGAAGTGGCAACGACAGTCCAACTAAACGCATTAACTTAGGAACTGCAGAGGATGCTGATTTGATGCATCTGGTGACTAACCAAGTCGGCATCGGCACTTCATTGCCCCAGTCGAAGTTGCACGTTCAAGATGTAACCAAAACAGGCACTGCGGTTGGCTCCAACTTAATCTCTAGATTTCTTTCAAACGCTTCTGATGGCGATGCTCATATTCAAATTTCAAACGGCGTAGACCACTCTGCCCTCATAGGAATTCAGGATGGAGCGAATATTTACTTTGCTCTCGATGGTACTGAGCGCCTACGAATCGCTTCAGCAGGACAAATTGGTCTTGGTGGTGCTAACTATGGAACCAGTGGTCAAGTATTGTCCTCTAATGGTTCTGGTAGTGCTCCAACTTGGCAAGATGCTGGTGGCGGTTCTTGGAACTTACTTTCAACTACTACTGCTAGTAGTGCTTCAACTGTGGATATTACAAGCAATATTAATAGTACTTACAAAAGGTATGTTATTGAATTACTTGGTCTTGTTACGGGGCACAATCAGCTCCGGATGAGTCTATATGTAAATGGTACTCTTAATAGTTCAAACAATTACTCTAGCTATTTTGACGGATATTCAGCAAGGGAAGGCCAGTCTGCCAGCAGTAATTCGGCAAGATCCGACAATGCCGGTTATATGCTAATGAATGGTTTGGATGGCACTGATAGCGATGGAATAAATGATGGAAGGGTAATATTAAACGATCCGAGCAGATCTAATTTTGATAAATATGTGGTCTTTTCAGAGTATTACTCAGTAGGTAACGCGGGTAGTAGTTACCCTTCTGTCAATTATGGGCATATGATTGGTGGGATGCGAAATACATCAGGTGGAACATTTGCAAATGTTACTGGCATACGCTTTGTTACATATTCCGGTACTATAACTGGTACATTTAAACTTTACGGCATTACTTAATAGGAGAAAACTACAATGACTAGATATCACGCAACACCAGAAGGTAATGTACCCTTTACTGCTGAAGAAGAGGCAGAATGGGATGTTATTGATGCACAATATGCTTCTGAAGCAGACACAAGGAAAGCAGAAGAAGTACGCAATGAACGCAACCAACTAATCCAACAATCTGATTGGATGGCATGTTCTGATGTAACTATGTCAGATGCATGGAAGACTTATCGCCAAGCATTAAGGGATATCCCAACACAGACAGAGTTCCCTAACAATGTAACTTGGCCTACCAAACCTTCATAAAATAGACACTCTATAAACCGTCTACCTTGACCCCGCAGAGACCCTGTGGGGTTTTATAATATGTGGAGACACGCAGGAGGGATGACCACCACACACAAATTAATTTTTATTGCTTCGTTCTTCTGGATGATGAACTGGGGCACCCGTGTAACTGCTGCTGCAATCAATGCTTTATCTTGAAACCCGTGGTTATGGATATAGTCAAAGGCGTTGTGAAGATGTAGTTTTTTGGTTCGTCAAAAAGTATCTTCCACGTCATAAACTTGATATCACAGTTAATCATCGTGGTCTTCTTCGTGAAGGTGTGCATGGGTTGTGTACTGCGATGGATTCTGACTATCGTCCAAGAGAATTTGAAATTGAGATGCACAACCGTCTTGATGTTGACAAGTACTTTACTATCCTTCTACACGAACTGTGGCACGTTTATCAACACGTTAAGGGTCATCTTAAGGATAAGGGAGAGAAACGCTATTGGAGGGGCATAGATCACTCTTATACGAAGTATTCTGACCAACCATGGGAACAAGAAGCAAGAGAGATGGAAGTAAAACTCTATCATTTATATCTTGGTCTTGATTCTAATTCTTTTGATAAAAACACAATTCTTTCCAATCGCTTGACAGGTTCATGAATTCCATGTAGACTACCTTTGTTCCGGTTAATAGACAAGCTTTAAGTACACTAAGAGATTATGATTACCAAGACTAAAACTGAATTCATTTGTGTAAAACCAAAGAGTAAAAAAGCAAAGAATCGTTTTGCTAATTTAATGAATGGATTGCATTCTTGTCGTATTGAAAAGCGTGAAGATGGTAAGATGTTCGTTGCATCTATTAGTGGAAAATACTTCTTTTGGATGCGTGAGTGTAATGACGATCATTGGGACGTTGTTAAATAATCAAAATTATAAATTGAGGTTTTAATTACATGTATGATCAGAACACTATTCAAGATAATGAAACTAAGCAAGAGAAGTGGAATCGTGGTTTAGACCTGTTTGTTGAAAGTGTACTAAAACCTGATCCACAACTTCGTCAATGTGCTCATAATCAACTTTGTTATCATGAGCTCATGAACGTTCGTGATGATGTGCTAGAGTATTTGAAAACAAAAAGATGTCCAGTATGAATAGTTATTCTGAACAACGTAAAGAACGTTTGAGTGAAGTAATATTTGATTATTTGTCTGATGAAAACACGACACCAGATGAATTATTGTGTGACTTAATTGAAGAAGTCAAAGATGTATATGACTATTATAATAAGTATGCAACCAAATGTAAAAAAGTCTTAGATATGTTGTCTAATAATAACATTCTAGAAACTACTGATACTAAAGATTGGGAAGAATTCTGGAGTTCCTGTAAATCTGAAGAAAACTAAATTATTGTGTTATAATATCAACACAAATAAGTTAAACAGAGGTTTCGATGACATTACCTTCAAAGAGCAAGAAACTTGATAAAAATGAAATCAATAGTATAGAAAATGCAGTAAAGGAAGCAGGTATTCAACAAATTCATCCAGAAAAAATGGAAGCATTTGCTGAACATATGGTTGAAAAACTCAAAGGTTCTGGTAAATCTCATGAAGATTGACACTTCCCTCTTGACTTAACAGTTAAGGGGGATTATTCTTATGGAACAAAATTACTCACCTTGAAACTGTCCTAGTAACACAGGCACTACGTTATGATCACGCTCCGCCCACATCAGAAACGCATTCTTAACAGTATGCTTGCCTATGACAAAGGTCAAGTCATTGTGCCTACCGGTGGTGGCAAGACTCTCTGTATGATTCAGGATGTTGTGGAGAATTGTAAGTATATTGACAACGGAATGACGACAGTTGTTGTTGCTCCGCGTATTCTGTTGGCAGAACAACTGTGCTCCGAATTTCTTGAGTTGATTGATACAACTCACGCACATATAATGCACGTTCATAGTGGTGAAACGGACCATTATTCTACAACTAAAGCAGATGATATTCATGTCTTTGCTAACACTGCTCGTGCAGTGGGTGAGAACGTTATCATCTTCACCTCTTATCATTCGCTCCATCGTATTATGGAAGCAGATATTGAGGTGGACAACATCTATTTTGATGAAGCACACAACAGTGTGCAGAAGAACTTCTTTCCTGCGACTGAGTTCTTTGCTAATGAAGCAAATCGCTGCTATTTCTTTACTGCAACACCCAAACATTCCCTTGCTGCTTCTAAACCAGGCATGAATTGGTCTGTTTATGGTCAGGTTCTCTGCAATGTTCCTGCTCCTGAGTTGGTCAAACAGGGTTACATTCTCCCTCCTAAAGTTGTAGTCAAGCAACTGCCTATGATCAAAGGTCGTAAGGTTATGTTTGCTGATGATTGTGACAATCTCATCGAAACCATCGATGACAACGACATCGACAAAACTTTGATCTGTGCTCGCACAACAAAGCAAATCATCAACCTTTTGACTCACTCTGACTTCTGTGCTGAGTTGTATCAACGTGGTTATTCTTGGATGACAATCACAGCGAAGACAGGTGCAATCATCGATGGTAAGAAAGTCAATCGTGACGTATTCTTTGACACCCTGAATACTTGGGGTAAGGACAAAACCAAGAAATTTGTTGTTCTTCACCACTCTATCCTGTCTGAAGGTATCAACGTCAGTGGACTTGAGGCTGTTATCTTCATGCGGAACATGAACTACATTGGTATCAGCCAAAGTATCGGACGAGTTATCAGACTTGGTGGAAGTGAGAAGACATTTGGATTGGTTTGCATCCCAACTTATGATCGAGTTGGCATCAGCACTGCCAAGAAAGTTCAGGCAGTTGTTGATGTTGTGTTCAATCAAGGTCAACCTGCGATTTCGGAGATTAGACGCTAATTTATCATGAAAAAATCTACTATTGTATGAAACTAATACAACAAAAGAGCGACATTCTAGACCCTAAACCTGTAGAGCAAGGGTTCATCGTTGGAAAATATGATGATCCTATGATGTATGCAGCAGTTCCCAT